CATACAAGAATTACCTTCCTGCCGTTAGGTACGGATACGCCCGTCAACCCAGTAACTTTAACCGTTACGGCAAATCCACCGGTAGTATTGTTGTATATAAAGTAAAGTTTCTTGTCCGCCGGTACAATCAAGCTGGTTGTGGAAAACGTCAACGCACCCGTCATCTCGATAAACATATTGCGGGCTACACCCGTGGCACCATCTGGCATCGTGATTGTGGTATTTGCACCAGAACCGTCAGTAATGGCCTGCGTTACATACCCGCTGATAGCCTGCTCAATCAAAGTACCTAAGTTCGTGTTAGTCGTAGCACCCCATGTACCGGACTGTTCGCCAGTAGCAATGAGTTCTATCCCTAAATTTGTAGAATACGTTGAAGCCATTTTCTTACCCTCGTTTAATCTTTATTTGTTTAGCCCAATTTTTATGCCTGTTATTAGCCCAATAAACCCACCGACTATGGTCTGAAAGGCTGGGCCAACTATTGCAAAAAGCTGATTGTTGTCAATACCTTCAGTAAAAAATCCCATTAAAAACACAAAAACCATCGACAACAAAATTACCGAGAGCGTGTAGCAAGCTACCAGCGTTACCCTAGCCGACAACTGTTTATCATCCATCATTCGTTTACCGGGAGATTCCCGCCAACTGGATTAGGCACACTTTTAGGCGCATCCGTTATTACTTCAGATCCCACAGGAACCACACCGCTAGTCCAAGGAGACTCGTTCAAAGGGCCATAGCAATCAGCCAGTTTTACACCATTTACCAGCTCTTTACGAACTATACACGGATACGACCACATGTTGCTCATACCGCCGCCGGGTCTTGCTGTCGTGGTAAAGGTGCGGTGTACAACAGGCTTTACCTTCCAGTCTGGCAGTTGGGGGAACTCAGTAGCCGCAGAGAACGTTGACCACACTTGGCCTTCTGGGGCGTCACAAGTGCCGCCTGTGAGGTTCATATCTGCGATACTATTACCCGACAATACTGGGCATACCGACACGCCTTGGTCAAACAAAACGCCGTTTACCGACACCTTACCGCCTGTTTTCTCGGTACTGGAGGCTGCACACAGGGCATATTCGTTGTGGCATACCTTTAATACTGGTTCTGCCGACAAGCTACAAGTAATTAGTGCAAGTAATAGGGTTAGTAGTTTCATTTGCTTATCCTGTCTATTTTGTCTTCGAGTCGAATCATCATCTCAATCAGCCTATCAATGTCATGCGCTAGGTCTGCTTTACTTACATACTTTTCCCGTGTCTCGTAAACCAGCCTTGTTACGTCCTTTAATTCACCAGCAAGCGAGCGTAGAAACCAGCCCATAGGCATACAGACTACGGCAATAAAAATGTTAAATATAAGGTTTAAATTGATGTCCATTACTCATCCTTTTTTTCTAATTGTGACTGAGCTTGTTGTTTTACCTTGCCAACCAGATCAGCCACTTGCACGTACGGTGCATTGCCAAGCGCAGACATAATCAGGTTAACTTCGTTCAGGGTCAGGGTTAGGGTAATGTCCTTCATAGGGTTTCCAGTGCTGTTATGCGGGCGGCTTGGGTTTCGGTTATGGCTTTTAGGTCTTTAATGGCTGACACGAGCAAAGGTATGACGTCGCTATAGCGTAAATTTAACAAAGAGCCTTCTGTTTTTATATCAATCAGCGAATCAACCGCTTCAGGCAATACTTTTTTTACGTCTTGAGCAATAAGGAAAACCCTTCTTTTTTCATTATTATCGAATTTATATTTACCAATCACAGATCGTAAAGTAACTATTTTTTCAAGCCCGTTTGTAATTGGCTCAATAATGTCTTTTTGAGTTTCGTCAGATAAGGCTGACCACGCAGTTGCGCCATATGTTAATCCGACTCCGGGAGTGCTCCCGCCCTGAACAATTCCAAGCGTGCTTGCAGAGTCAACATAAAAGTCAACGTATCTGCCTGCTGCAGCAGAAGAAGACCGTGCGGATAGAATGTAAGCGGAATTTACAATGTTTAACTTCGACCCGCTGCCTAAGTCTGCGGTTGAATTTATGCTTACAGTGCCACCACTTGACTGCAAAGCTAAGACTCCCGCGTTTGATACACCATCCTCGCCAGTCTGGATATTCCATACGCGTGACGCCTGACTAGCTGCGCCTGTGGATGAAATAAGCATCTCATTTGCGTTTGTTGCTTCATTACTTTTAAATACAACGGTTGCTCTGTTTGAAGTGTCAGTCTTTGCGTAAGGATACTGTACACTGAGCTGTCGTGCTGGTGTACACCCGATACCAACCAGTCCACCTGAAGTTATACGCACACGTTCCGTCCCAGCCGTAGACCAAGCTATCGTATCAGCCGCTGGAAACCACTGACCTGTATCTGCTGTGCCTGTGGTGGAGATAATCGAAGGAAGTGCAGCCGTTCCTGCTGCGACTGTTGTTATGCCTGTGACTGCGAGTGTGCTTGAAAACGTGCCAGCGGCAGCGGCTAATGTCCCCGTAAATGTAGGACTGGCGGATAGCACAGTGCTACCAGTGCCTGTAGATGATGTAACTCCTGTCCCGCCATTAGCGACAGGGAGCGTTCCGGTAACCCCGGTAGTCAGCGGAAGCCCCGTTACGTTAGTCGCAACAAATGCCGCTGGAGTGCCTAAACCTATAACATTACCCGAGGCATCTAGGTATACGCTCTTAGAGGATGGGTAGGTTACAAACACATCTTTGCTGTTTGCGGCGAAGTTAACCAGTGAACTGGCGTTGGAAGAGGACAAAACCGTAGTCCGAGACAAGGTTGTACCCGATAAAGTGTACGTACCTATGCCAACTTCCCAGTCTCCCGTGGTGGCATCAACAATGCCATAATAGGTAGTATTGGCGTTCCCAATGACCGAAAAGGCTTGGAACCCAGATACCGCACCCGCGAGCGTAAGTGTACCTGTACCAGAAGTGGTACTTGTTTCTCTAACCCTATCTTTTACAGCAAGCGCCATAACCTACTCCTACGCCGTTACAATGGGTGTCCATTGGGTAGTGTCTGAAGAATCCACATTTTGCCACGTACCACTACTGTTAACAACAATCGTTTGCCAGCTAACTGAGCCTAAAGAATTTACATTTACCCACGTACCGCTGCTGTTGGCGGCTATAACTTCCCAGTTAACCGTGTCTGCGGTGTCTATTATTTCCCATAGAAACCTGCTTGAAATTGAATCAGTAGCGGTAACCAGCTCCTGTATGTTAGCCATAAATGTAGCAGCGGCTGCATCTGAATCCAATCCTGTAGCTGTTTCTGACACACTAGCAGGTAGGTTTAATGTGGCGCTTGCGGAATCTAAACCGGTAGCTGTCTCCACCACGCTTACTGGCAGGGTTCTAAGAGCACTTACGGTGTCCGAACCTGTAGCTGTTTCATTTACATTCGCAGTGGGTAGTATCCTTGTTGCACTTACAGAGTCGGTACCAGTAGCCGTCTCTGCTACGCTTGCGGGAAGATCTCTTAGGGCGCTTATTGAATCTGCGCCGGTGGCTGTTTCTGACACACTAGCAGGTAGGTTTAATGTGGCGCTTGCGGAGTCAGACCCAGTGGCTGTTTCCGCTACGGATGAGCCAAATGTCGTTATTGAGGAAACAGAATCCAAGGCTGTAGCCGTTTCTGCCAAGGATGAACTGAAAGAAACGCCAGAAGATATTGAATCAGAGGCTGTAACGGTTTCTGCTATGTTAGTTGGCAGGGTTCTTGATGAACTAATTGCATCAGAGGCTGTCGCAGTTTCTGCAATAGCTGAGAAATATAAGTTACCAGAAGATACCGCGTAGGGGCCTCCGGCAAACGTGCCAAAGCCTAATAGCCCCTCAAGTGCTACGGTAACAGCCATAAACCAAAAGAGGCGGTTAAACCGCCTCTAGATCGCTTTCAATAAACCAACGACTCTGGCTATTACCATTAGCATCAACCCAGTCAATAAGGTAGAAAAAATTACCATCTTCATCCATACGTAACAACTGAACTGGGCCTTGTGGTACAACCGATGAGAGCTTTACTTCCTGACCTTTTACAAATTTAGTAGCCATATATCACCTATTAAGCTGCATCAAGACTGAATTGGTAGGTCACGGTCAGCGTATCACCACTAACTACAGACCGATCTCCCGGAGAAGCAAAGTCAGAGGCCGAGAACAAAGTGCCTGCTGTACCGCTTTTTGCGCTACCTGTGGTTAAAAATGCACCACCTACAGTCGTTGTACCGTTAATTGTAAAGGTAGCTGGTGAGGCACTGTTAGATATAACCGAGGGATCCGCTGTGGTAGCAGTACCAAAAGTAACGGCTACACGGGTAGACTGAGAATAAGCAACTACCTCTGTCCAGCCTGCATGTGAAGACATAGTGTCAGCAGCAGCAGGGGTAT